TACTGCATAGGTGTGTTTTGGAAAGCCAGTATAAACTTACCAAGAGGTGAAGCCTGCTGTTGAGATATTCTATCTTCTCTTGTAGACTGCTGAGTTTCTTCAGCGATCTCCATCATATCTTCAAACGCTTTTGTTTCAGCGTCTTTCTTAGACATACCTTCTTTGATGTACGAATCAACTCTGTTTCTGTAGAACGTAGCGCCACCAGTTGCAATAGCGAAGCTATCCGCGATTTGCGTTGGTGTAAAACCTAATTGAAGAAGGTAAGCTGTGGCTTTCTTCATTGGGTTTTTAGAATCACGTATCTCTGCTAATAACTCTGCTGCGTTAACATCTGTTTGTATTCTACCTCTTCTTTGTTTTAAGAAGTCAGAGTTAAATATCATAGCAACATCAGACCAGTATTGTTTTTGATTTGCAAACGCAGCTGCTGCTTTTAACATATTGTTGTCACTCCAGTTAATAAAGTTAACATTTGAAATCATCTGCAACATAGCTGATCTTGCATTGAAGAACATAGTAGTACCAATAGATCCGTGTATCCAGTTAGTAAAGGTGTTCATTAGTCTACCTTGACCTTGAGATCTGTTACCACCGTTTTCCATACGGAATAGCACATCTTCTAAAGCCTCTCTAAAATTAGAGCCATAAACAGCTTCAATTTTATTCATGTTAGCTTCAGTGAATATAGCGTTTTTATTATCTATCCACTCTTGCAAGTATGTCGATCTAGCGTTTTCAAGAGAATCGTTAATATCAGATGCTATAGTACCACCTAACCAAGAGTCGTCTGGCATAATAGCTTCTCCAACAATAATTCTACTAACACCATCAGCAAATGCTTTCAAGCTAGCGTTACCTTCAACAGCTTTAACAATAGCGTTTAGATCTGTCTGTGATAAACCTGGAACATCAAATCCTTGCTTGTTCCAGTTGTATACTCTTATAGCATCTTCAGTAGTGTACTCTAGCCCTGGCAACTTATCTTTAAGGCTCCTGCGAACATCAGGGAAAGACTTACGCAAGTTCTTTAAATCATTAGCTGCTATTTGGTTTACTCTATTTAAAAGTCTAACACCTTTACTAAACGGATCGAACAAATGCTTCTTGAAGAAGGCGTGGTGCTTGTTACCAATCTCACCTTTACCCATGAAGCTATATAGTAAACCAGCAAAATCATCGGCTGAAGGTGGTATAAAGAATTTAAATCTACCTTTGTTTTTACCACGTTGTCTAGCTTTACCAGCAGAGAACTGCTTGAATCTAGCTACACCTTTAGTTTGCTCTAGTATAATATTAAAGTCTGAATCAAGATCAGCAGCGCCTTCATCGATGATACCATCCATTTTCTTAGGCGCTCTTCTACTAAACTCAGCCTTAGCTTGCTGGACTTTGCTCTTAACATCAAACAGCTCAAACATAGCTTTAACGGCCTCTACGTTTTGTAACGCATCATCCGCGAAGTACATATCATTGTATCCTTCCTTTATTAAGTTCTCAGCGATCCAGTTAGCTTTAGCTTGACCAGTAGAATTACCTAAGCCTACGATGTTGTCAATAGGTATTTCTAAGCTTTGAGATTTCATAAACTCGAATATAGCTTCTTGAGCCTGTGGTGCTCTAGCGGTCAAGATAAACATGTTATCAGTACCAAACTTCTTCGCTAATTTTTTAGCTTTATCAAGCAAAGGTCCAGGCGCTCCGTCAACAACCTTGTTGAACTCTGAGAAATCAAACTCATAGCCTTGACCAAGCAGCTCAACGTAATCTCTAGCATACTCTTCTGCGTTTAACTTACCTTTAGTTCCGTCAGGCGCAGTAAACAACACGCTAGAGTTAGTTGTAGCTAATGTGTCATCAAAATCAAGTACGCTAGCCCCTTTGTTTTTAGCAGGTCGCTTCGAGAAAGATATATTTCCAAATATACCTTGCAGCACTCTCATATCTTTAATTACAGTACCATCACCTCTTGACACAGCGTCGTTCATTTGAACCCACTCTCTACCAATAAACTCTTTGTTAGTACCTTTTTTAGCTGGATCAATGCTTCTAAGAGGTCTAATTCTACTATCGCCAATAGCTTCATACGAGTATTGTCTGCTGTCACCTCTTCCTAATCTCGGAGAAATAAACTTATGACCAGCGTCTGTCACCGCATTATCCATGCTCTTGCTAATAACGCCAGTCTTGTATGGTCTATAAGGTCCACCGCCTTCAAATATACGCATATCAAGTTCACCAGTAGTTAAGTAAGAGTGTATAATCTCTCCAATAGCTTCTTCTTGAGGTTTTAAGTGCTCAAACTCAGTAACAGATCCAATGCTTGCATCACCTCTATTAGCTACTACATCTTCAACACCTTCCATAAAATATTCGAACAAAGCAGCTCGTCTCATAGGCGCTTGCATATTCGAGCCAAGACTAGTTAAAGTCATAGCAAAATCAGCATAGTCGTAACTACTACTAGGGTCATTAGCCTTAGCGTATAGAGAGTCTAATATTATTTTAGTAACAACTCTTGCGTCTTTAGCCTGTTTTTTACCTTTCTCAAATAAATCAGCTTTTGCCTTTTCTGTCTTAGATCTTGACAGTCTAGCTTCTGATGTTTCAGGTATTAACGTAGTATCTAACGGAGCTCCATCAAGAGTATAACCTTTTCCAACTTTTTCTATTTTACCTAAACCAAGAGTGTTAAGTACAGCGATAAAATCAGGTACGCTTTGAAAAGCTTGTTTTCTATTTTTCTGAGGTACCTCTTGGCCTTTTTTATTTCTCTTAGTAGGTTTCCAATTGGGGTCTTTAACAACAACTCTTTCTCCGTCTGGCTCTCTTTTTTCTACAATAAATCTACGATCAGCTATTCTACCCGAGCCAGCAAACATAGGCATAGCGTGAGCTATAAGCATTTCAGCTATTTGCTTATCCGAATAAATTCTATTTCCTTTTTTGTCTAATAGTGCTCTAGCTTCAGCGACAAACAAACCTGGTACAGCTCGCTGCTTGTTTATTCTTACAAGATCTAAGAAATGAGTGCCTATCCTTGTTGTTTTGCCTAATTCGTCTTTTGGTAACTTATCTTCTAATGCTTTTAATATACCTTTTTCACTGTTATTGCTTTCGTATTTAGCTTGTAAAAACTGTTCTAAGCTCACAGGCACATCAACACCGACACCTTTAAGGTTTTGGTTTATAGTGTTGTACTCGTCGGCTTGATCGTATATTTCATTTACTAGCCTTTTAATTTCAGACGTACTAAGTACATTACCATAAACAGACTCAACAGCTACTCTTATAGAGTCTATATCGCCAGTATTAGATGCTGCTACAGCTGTTATTAGATCAGGGTATAATTGATCGAAAGTGTTCTTAACGTTATCTCTTACCTTTACACTAAACATTACCTCAGCTTTACCTTCACCTAATTTAGCAACTACTGCTTCTGATGCAGTACCTTCTTTCATAGCGTGTTCGCGTAGAGCCTGATTGTTGGCTAGCATAGTAGCTTGATTAACTAAAGCATTTATAGCGCTGTCGTATTTTCTATTGTTATCTAGAGTGCCATCTGGTCTAATACCGAAAGCTTCTTTAAACTGCTCGGGTGTTATATCAGTTCGCTTTTGCTGTGTAAATTTACCTGCAGCTGTAGCTCCGTCTTTATATTTTAATCTCTCACCTTTTTCGTAGAAATTATTTAACAACACTCTAGGTACACCAGTAGCTTCTCCGCTTCTAGTCTCACCATCAGGTAACATTTCTAATAAAAACTCTACGTTATCGTTAATAAACTGCTGCGCCGCTTTTCGCTGCTTAGTGTTTAAGTTAGCAGATTTTATAACGTTTTTAGGATTTACGCCGAACTTTTCTGATACGATTTGTAGTGTTTTATACAGTGGCGCATCAACAGAGTTACCAAGCTTTTTAACGTCTTTATACTGTAATCCAGCTATATCAACGGCTGCATCTGCTACAGCTTTGTTTATAGCGGCTTTACCGTCACTGTCAATGTTTAGCTCATTAACAACTTTCTTTGGTTTTCTAGCTTCACGCTCTACGCGAGTTCTACTTAAATCAGCTTCTTCAAGCTGCTGCATGAGCGCATCAGTTTCAGCTTCTATAGTAGCTTCAAACGTAGTTGTTTCACCCATAGGAGCATCAAGAGAAACAGTTTCAAGATTACCGCTTTCTTTATACTCGTTCATAACGTCACCTTTGGCTCTGTATATAACGGATTGACCAGCTCCACCAGCAACACCTGTTAACCAGCCAAACAAACTATCATTTGAAATTCTATAACCAGAATCAGGTTTTACTCTACCTGTTTTCTTATCTACTGTAGGTAAGAATCTTAAACCTATATTTTCTTTAACCTTTCTAGTAAAATCTCTAAGAGCAGCTGGTGGCACCCCGCGCTCTATCATCTTAGTCTGAATTAAACCATCTAGAAGGTTACTTTCTACTATCTTTTGGTATGCATCTACGTAGTCTTGACTGCTCTCCCACTCCTGTTGAGTTTTATACTTAGGAGTTCCATCTTCGTTTTTAGTAAACTGATCAAACTCTTGACGTAGGTCTGGATTAGATCTAATACTAGCAGACAGTGTAGTCATAAAGCTTTCTTCTAGAGCTTCTTCTAGTCTTCCTTCAACAACTCTTCTAGCTTCTTCTCTAGTTTTAGGTTGCTCTACTATACGTCCTTTTGCTCCTTTAGTAAACAAGCTTGTTATACGTTTGTCAGCTATGCCTTTTTTTCTAGATCTTGAGTAGTCTTTCAAAAAGTTTCTAACGTCAACGTCTCCGTCGAATACAATGTCAGTATCTGTATTTTGCATAGACGTTCTACGTAGTAAATCTTTAAACTTACCCACAGCACCACCGTCAATTGTTATATCACCAGATACCATTAGTTCAGAAACCTTAGCAAACAACTCTTCGCCTCTTTGTTCTTTGCTGTATTGGTTTAATAAATCTAACTGTTCTTGAGCTTTTTTAGATATCTTTACGCCTGGACCATCTAGTATTCTATTAATAGCGTCTCCAAATCTATTTCTTAACACAGGGTTAGCTCGTATAGTGTTGAATATAGCTGCATGTAAAAGCTCGTGTGTTCCAGTAGTAGTGACACCATCTTCGTAGATGTTCTTATCATTAAAAAACATCTCGTAGCTAACAACTTTACCACTATTGTCTAATATAGGCACCATAGCACCGTAAATTCGCGTGCCGTCTTCTGACGCAGCTATCTTTACGTTACCTCTTTTTTTAGCGCTGTTCTTCCACTCTTCAAACTGACTAGCAATATCAGCATCGTTCTTCCCATTAGATCTAGTTACATTAATAGCAGGTCCACCTTCAGCAACTAGCCTAGCACTCTCTTCTTCTATGCGTTTGATGTCGTTCTCGTGGTTTTTAAGAACTTCATCTGTAGGTATGCTTTTTAGTATTTGATTTTTACGAGCAAGGTTTTTGTTATAGCCGATGTTCATTTCAGCATAAATCTTTTCTTTCTGCTCTTTAGTCAAGTCTTCAGAAGCTGCAATTTCAGAAAGCCTTACCTCTAAGTTTCTTTGAGACTCGTCTATTTTAAGTAGCTCTGCTTTTTGCTCTTTGCTTAGCGAGTCAACGCGTTTTAAATCAAACGCTATTAGCTCTGCATTTTCCGCGACTAAACTTTGTATGTTTTCCTCAGCTTGTCTTACAGTTTCTTCTGTAGAGTTTGGATCGTTTATAATAGAGTTTAGCTCTTGTATTCTAGCTCTATTAGAATCTAGAACGTCAGATGCCTCAACGCTTTGGAAAGCGCGGTAAGTGTTTCTAAACAAGGTTGGTGCAGATAACGTACCGCCTATTAAAGCACCTGTAACAAACGCTTCATCAACACCGTCGAATATACCAATCTCTTTGTCACCGGCTAGTCTATCAATGTAGTTACCACCCATTTGAGCTAGCGCTTCAGAAGCACCTTCGTCAAATAAATCTAAACCAGCAGCTGCTGTGCTTCTTAAACCTACTTTAAGTACGTCTTTTCTCAAGAAAGTAGTAGCAGCTCTTTTACCTATATCACCGAATAAAAACTTAGAGCTAATACCTCCTGTACCTTTAAGTAAGTTTAACGTTACTTTTTCAGATAAAGCTTCTATAGTACCCGAAGCAAGAGACGCCGCATACATTTCACCAAAACTATGGTTCTGCCCATACATACCACCGGTTCTTCTGTATAAATCTCTAGCGGAGTCCATCTCGCTAAATTTATTACCTGCAGATATACCGCCCATCATAATTAAACCAGCGGTACCTCCAGTAGCCGCGAGCAAAGCTAGTTGCGGAGCTTGACTAGCACCTGTAATCAACGCCCACTCAACGGCACTACCAAAACCATCTATGTCATCGAATTTTGGAGGCTCTACAACTAGAGAGTTAACATGGTTTTTGTAACCATCTATAGACCCTCTGATCTTGTCTCTGCGTTCACCTGAATATAAAGATATACCACCAGTAGGTAAAGCTGTAGCGAACCTTGCGGTTTCAATAACCGCATCTACAAAAGAATCTTCACCGTACAGGTCGACAAGTTCATCACTTAGCGCACCCAAAGGGTTAACCATGTAAGCAAGCTCTAAACCACCTTCACCAAGACTAACTATACCGTTGTGGAAAGATAGAGCCATTTGAGTAGCTACTCTATGATTTTTACTTATTTGATTAGTAAAAGCATTAAGATCTTGCTCTCTAATACTTAATTGCTCTAATTCAGCACCGACCTTTATTACTGAATCATGCAAAGATTTAGAAGAATCTAGAGCTACGTTGTACTCGTCTATTAAATTAGTGTACTTACCAATAAAATCCTGTATCTCCTTATTAGCGTCGTTAATGCCTTGCTCTGTATTTAAATCATATTTGTCTTTAATAGATTTAATGTACTCTTTAGGGTCTCCAAAATCTTTTATTTCAGAAGCTAAACTACTTAACCTATCATTAACGACATTCAGCTGTTGATGGACTAAATCTCCTTCAATAGCTTTTTGTTTAGCGTCATCTTGTATTTGTGCAAAATCTTCTTCAGAGGCGTCTATTATAGCTAACTGCTGTTCTGTTTTACCAAATATAGAGTTAATAGCACCCGTACCTGCTAGCGCACTTCCTTCATAAGTTCCGCCTTCTACAGTTGATTTAGCTATTTCACTAGCTCTATTTTTAATAAGATTAGATCTTATACCCCTGTTTTCTTGAGCTAATATTTCTGATCTTAGCTCGTCAGTACCTTCTAAAGCGTCATAAATATCTTTAAGTTTTCTCTTACCCTTGCCTCTCGTACCGTATACATCGTCTTTAATATCTTTTAATGTGATGTTACCAGCGTTTTTTAAAAACTCTTCAGCTTCAGCAGAGTCAGCAGAACCATAAGCTTCTTCTAAATATTTATTTAAAGCTAAACGTAGTCTAGTATTAAAGTACTTTATTTCGTTAGCTTCTGATTGTTCTCTTATTTGAGTATCTGTTTGGTAGCCTTCGTTTGCAAATTTAAGAACAAGATCTTGATACTTACCAAAGCGATTGATGTTCTGCATGAGAACAGATTCAGAGTCTTTGGTGTTTTCTCTAAGCCAAGCTTCATACACCGCTCGAGGATTTGCTGAAAATTTACCGTATTCATTACCACCAGGTCTAAACTTCCTAGGTAAAACACCGTTAAGTCTACCGCTTACGATGTCATTCATCATACCAGCAAACATGTCACCACTACCGACGTTGTCTTCTGGTATATTAGCCAGCTCTTCACTGTTAGATGCGTAATTGTTGTACACATTTAGAGCCTCAGACTCAATAATTTTTTCGTCTTCCTCTGTAATATCGTACCTCTTTTCAGTCTCTGTTAATCCAGTTACAGAAGAATCTCGCACAATAGTTTCACGAGTTTGCTCTTCCTGTAACGCTTGGTTATAGTGAGGGTCGGACAAAAGAGAATCATTAGCTATAAAGTTGCCTTCAGAATCATAATATTGGGATCTATCTACTTCGTCACTTAAGGTGTTCCAGTAAGTAGAGTTAACATACGACTCTGGTTTTATACCAGCATCTACATCACGCTGGCTAACTGACATAACGTCAGCAGCAGGTGTATCTGCCGTATCCGTGCCTTGCTCCGCCATGTATTGCTGTACTACAGCTGCTATAGACTCTGCTGGTTCATTAGCAGCCTCCATAGCCTCAATTATTTTCAACAACTCTTCGTTCATCTAGTTATTTTTTAACCGTTTTGTAGTACTCTAGTCTCTGCTCAGTAGTCATGCCATATGTAGGATCACTTGCTTTTTGTCTTTCTTTGTACTCAGTTTCACCTCTATCAAAGTTAGCCTTTTGCTTGAGTGTCAAGTATTCAGCGATTATAGGCTTACCTATTTTAGGATCGCTTTCGATCATCTCTAACATCTTATTAATGTCAGCATTTTCTACCTTAAAGTCTGCTGCTGTAAATTTACCATCGCCACTAGGATCTAAAGCACTATCTTTTTCTACCGCTATACTAAATGTAGATCCTTTTAACTTTTTAATATCTTCGGCGAACGATGTAGCGCCAGTGACTGGGTCGTGTATGTATGAAGACATGTTATCATCGCTTAAGCTATTAAGGTTTGTTTGATAAGTCAACTCTTGATCAAAGTAACCACCTTGAAGCCCTGCGTTTAGTTGATTAGCAGCGCCATTAAGAAAGTCGTTTTTCATAGAAGAAGGGAACGTTCCTTTAGCTACTATATCGTCAACATCGCGTCTTGAATATTGCTTACCGTTAAACTCAAACATAAGCTCTCCGCCCTCGCCAACTACAGGCTTTGCTGATCCATCGTTTTTAGCTAATGCCTCAAGTAGGGCTTTATGTTCGTCGTTTCCGTTTACAACATGTCCCCAACCTGGGCCGTTATTAATCTGCGACGCAGTCTCCATTGTCTCTGTCCAAGCTTGTAAAGACGAAGCTCTATTACCTTGCTGCGTTAGTAAGCTTTGTTGTAACTTTTTATCACCGCTTTTAACTGCAGCCACGTACTGGTCTTTAAATGTAGACTCTAAATCTTGGAACTGATCGAATAATTGTGGTGATGCCCATGAACCTCGATCACCCATAGAGTCAAAGCCTTTATCCCAGTTTGCTAAAGCTGCGTCTTCAGTATCTTTTTTAATCTGAGCTTCTTGGCTGACCATCTCTCCAACACCAGAAATTATACCACCGACATCCACGCTTGCGGATCCAGTAGCTTGTTTTTCCCTAGCCGCAGCATATCTGTCTAGCATGCTACCGCCAGAGTAGTCTAATGATTTTGTTGTTTCTGCCATGTCTTAATCAGTTTTGCGGGGATTAATATTAAGGAGTTGGGTTCGCAGGTCAAAGCCTTGTAGCCGTTTCATGGAATCTTCTTGCAACTGATTTGCTCTAGCCAAAGGGTCTTCTAGTGGTGCTTGGTTGAGATTAGTAACATCTGTAAGAGATTCACTACCACCAAACTCACCAGCAATACCAATACCACCTTGTATAGCCGAACCTAAACCTTGTATAGCTTGAGTTCTAAATTGTTGTTGAGCGTCTCTTTGCGCAGCAGCATCTTCAGCAGCCATACCCAGTAATGTACCAACCTTATCGGCTTCAGCTTGTCTACTTAATACGTCACCTTCACGCTCTAAATCTTGTATTCTACTAGCTTCTTGAGCTCTTAACTGCCTGTTAGCTGCTTCTTGAGCACCAATAGACGCTGCGGCTTTCTGAGATTCAAGAGCTCCTTGGTTAGCTAGCGTTTGAGCTAACGCTGCAATACCCGAGCCTCCAGCAGCGCCACGCATCTGCTGTAAAATATTAGCTTGTGATTGCTGTGATTGTTGAGCCATGAACTGAGCTTCTTTCTGGTTAACAGTAAGATCTTCCATTGTGTTCTCCATATTAAGGTATGGATTACTAGTATCTAAACTAGCAAAAAGATTCTTCTGCTTTTCCATTTCTCTCTCAGCCTCTTCAGCTTTTCGCTTAGCTTCTTTGGCTTTGATGGCTCCGTCTACGAGTTGTACGACTCCTCCCACGGCTTTTAAACCTTGGCCAACCATCATAGGTGTTACTGGAAAGGGCATTTGTATATATTTTTTTTAATTATATAAAAGTGTACTCATCTATAGTTACACTTTTTACTTCTTATTTACTACTCTCAAACACATCCGTAGTTACTGCGTAAAGCTCTGCTGTTCTATAATGATTATCATTTATGAACTTAGCTGTAGCGTAGTAACCAAGCGGTGAGTTTAAGTTTACTTTGTTATTCTTAGAGAAGAATATAAACTTACTTAATCCATTAAGCTCGTTATAACCTAAAGTAGTTTCAGCTATAATAACCGGCGCACTACTTGTAGGGTTTTGTATTTCACGTATTTCACCGATCTCTACTATAGTGTTTTCAGCACTACCACCAACGTTAGTAGAAGCTGAAAAACCACCAACCGTATTTGTGTCGACGTAGTACACGGTGTCACCAACTTGACATGAAACGTTAAGTGGTGCAGAAAATGTTAATGTTGCTGAAGGCATATTAAGGAGTTACGTTTACTAGGTTATCAATAAAAATAGGTACAGTGCTAGTAATATTTATTTGAGGTACATCTAAATATCCTTGCACCATCAAGTCGCCACCGACTAAAGATGTTATAACCTGCTCTACAGATATTCCTTCGTTTATATCACCAGATATTTCTACAACTCTTGATTGCTCTACGTTTGGATCTGCTGGACTTATATCGAAAGCAGGGATACTAGTGTCAACCGCGGTTACTTCAATACCCGTAATTGTGACTTTATCACCGCTTACTGCGGCGCCAACAGGTATTTGGCTGACAATCTCAAATTGCTGAGCAGTAGTGTATTCTGTAGTACTAGGTCTTATTCTACTTGCAGAAGAAGTAACTAAATCAGGAACAAAAGACAAACTTCCTAAACCACCTACTGTTCTTCTAGGTTTAGCACTAGAGTTTAATGCAAGAGTCTTACCTGATCCAGCTGGTACTCTTAAGCTAAATGAAGCTAAGCTACCTCTATTCTCTATAAATGTAATACTAGTGTTTTGTGCTATGTTACAAGCAGTGCTGAGTATTACAAAACCATCTCTAATCTCTGAGACAGTGGTCTCATGCGGTACTGAAGTGTTGCTTGATACATCAATAACTATCATACCCTCTTTGATACGACCATTTTGTTTGCTTATAGTCAGCTTCGTCGAAGATCCGCTTGTTTCGCATATAGCAGTTACTCTACGAGAAGTTGGTAGTGGCCTATCGCTGTTAGTGTTAGCTAGTCTAGTTACAGTCGCAGTAGGTATAACACCGAAATCAGATGCTGTTTGAGTTGTTGGGGTAATAGTAATAGTTCTAACACCTCTTTGTGTCATGCTCATATCACCTGGTGCAGTAGGAACTCTACTAGCTAAAGTAGATGTTTCGCTACCAACTATTCCACTTATAGTAGCGTCGTATCTAGTGTCAGCTGTTACAGATGGTAACGCTACATAGTGACGTATAAAACCTGAGTTAGGTATAGTACCAGTGATCGGGGCTGGATTATCTACGAAAGTGTTTGTTACAAAGTTGTAGTGACCCGCACTAGAAGCTGTAACACCACTAGTTAAGCTAGTTTTCTTTTCAAACGAAAGTTGATACTTGCTGCCCGCTGATCCGTTAACTAATATTGATTTCATATTAGGTAGAGCCATAGCTTCTGAATCCATAACAACGCTAGATATACCAGGTATGTCAGCCGCTGCAGCTGGTGTTTCGATGAGAGCTTTAATTATAGCTTTATGTGACAATGCACACATGTCTACCGGATCTTGAACTAGGTAGCCAGATGTTGGTGGCGTGTATTTTATCTTAACAGTAAACTGTGTTATGTTACCACTTGTAAGTGTTTCTTCAACTTCAGCTTCATAGTAGCCTTCGTATTCACCAAGATCTACAAATATAACGGCAGGAGCAAGATCTCCACCTTGGTAATAGCTAGTTCCAGTAGCGCTAAACGTATAACTAGCGATGATATTTGTCTCACCTTCTGCTACGTTACCAGAGTGTTCAGTAACAACGTGGCTAGTGTTAACCACGTTAGACGTAGATATACCTGTTACTGCGTTAATAGTCTCAGTTGCATTATCAAGGTTGTCGTACTGAACTAACAAACATGATGATCTGTCTCTACTGCTCTTAGCTTCTGTTTCATCAATATCTAATATAGTAGTGCTATCGCCAGACGGATTAAAGTCTGACCTCAAGTTGACTGTTACTTTGACTGTATTCGCAGGATCGCCAGCAACGCTAGTGTCAGAGAACACAACACTAGATACCGCTGAGTTAACATTGAGAGCGCTACCAGTTTTAATCTTAGTGTCAGAGTCTACAGTGAATGTACCAGTAGGACTTTCGTTGCCATCTTGAAGCTCAAAGTTAGAAGCCGTGACTGGGTGACCAGTATACACACCGTCATAAAAAGGACTAATTATCATCTCTACACTTTGACTAGATCCAATAGCTGTTCCAACAGTAGCTGAATAAGTAGCGCTTGAAACTGTCCATCGAGTTATACCTACAGCTTGTGGGCTTCCATCAGTATCATCCATACCTGATTCTGACGAACTTATGTTATTGATAAACGTTAGTGTAGCTTGGTTACCTACGGTGTTATCGCCGTGGACGATACTAGCTTGGCCAATACCTTGAACAGAAAACTCTCTAGTATCTAAGTTGGTTAAAGCTGTAGTTTCTCCAGTAGGATATGCATAATATTTACCTTCCTTATTCTTGAAATAAAGCTCACCGCATGTTTGAAGATTTGTTTCTAGATTATCAACGTACCAACCAAGTGGGCTTTCGTTTTTACCGAATATATTGTAGTACTCACCGTCATTTACATTATCAGTGTCTACTAAACCGTTGTTAGTGCTGTAGTCTCCGTTAAAATAGTTTTGGTTATTAAGAGACTGGAATACTGGAACGGCTGATTTTGAGCCTTCGTACTTAATAGTTGAGAAACCTTTAACAGATTCAGACATCTCATTAAATACAGCGGTTACGTCAGACTTGTATTGAGTACCATAAAATTGATTTTGAGAATTTGATGTACCTGCGTCTTGCTCGTAGTGATGTTCCCAAATTAAACCGTTTTTAAACGTATAGTATTTATTATTTAAGCTTACACCTGTATCAGGATAATACGACTTAAAACTTATCCAACCTTTTGAGTACTCACTGTAAGATACTGTAGTCTGCTCGTGAGGTTGCGCTTGGTAGTTTTCGTATTTTTTGTTTATAGTAATATTATACTCTTTCTTTCGAGAGTCGTAACTACCTCTTGCTGTACCCACGTATTCAGCCATGTAATCAGCGAAATAATCTTTCATACCTACCGCCGATATCTCTCTTACACCGTCACCTGAGTTTGACAAAGCTAAGACCTTACCTCTAATAACGTCTGTAAAGTACGAAGAGCTAGGAGTAACAGCTAGTGATTCAGGGTTTCTACCGATACCGTATCTACCAGCATACGGAGTTACATCACCAACAACAGCGTTGCTAGACACAAGCTGAGGATTACCATCAGCATTATATAACGCATCTTTGTTTGTAACCGCTCTAAGCACCTTGTCTTCACAGAACATAACTAATCTAGTCTCTCTGTTAAGTAGTCGTTGTATACTACCATATACCGGATTGATATCTTTCGTTATAGGTTCAGCTTGAATAAACTGATTAGTCTCATTGATACCGCTATTACCATTGTATATACCAGACCAAATTAAACCGTGCTTACGTCTCTCTTCTACTAGTAAAGATGGATCTGCTAACACAGTTGATGCTTTAACACCGTTATCCATTTGAGGATCATTGAACATGTCTCTGACTCTGTCCGACTCAACTCCATTACCAAAGCACCAGCAGTTACTCCAGTCTAGGTAATGTGTTTGATAAGGTGTTTGTAGAGATACTAATTCCTCTGACGGGCCACCACTTAATTTCAGCGTCGTACCACCAGCAGAAGAAGAGGCTTGTATGTCTAGCCTAAGGTCTAGCGAGTAGTTATTATACTTGTTAAACCTCACAACTTGGTTTTCTATAAACTGATAACCTTGAGTTAGCGCTGGTGTGAACGTAATAGTTTGCTCGTCCCAACCCGTAATCGTGTGTGTTGTTTCAGGTATAGTGTCAATGGTTTGAGTAGCTTCTTGCGCTGGTAAAACAAATGTAGATCCAATAGGCAGAAGCTCTTCGTTAGTTGAGTTGTCTAGTACAATTGGTATCTTTGGTGAAGCTTGGTAGTAAATATCGAGTTCAACAGACTCTCTAGGTTCTATCTCCCAAACCGCTGGGTTTTCAGTAAACGTGTCATCTTGGCCAGTTAAACTGCTGATAGGCTCTAGTATTTGTATTGTATCAAAGTCACTAAAGTCATGATGTAAAGCTCGTCTGTAGCCATCTTCCGAACTGATTGGACCTCCTAAAGTTGGTGGCTTAGTACCTTTAACAGGGTTATATCCACGTGCCGTGTCGCCAATTGCTGGAAAAACTTTTATTGTCCAGCGCTGACGCATATTTTCACGTCTAAACTGATCTTTATTACTGTAAAGAGTAGAGAGTGTTCTGAAGTTTCTTATGCCAAAAACACCTGTATAATTGGTTGTTCCATTAGCATAAAAATTAGGATTACTATAATCTATAGTTGTAGTGGAAGAACCACCATATCCGTATGTGCCTTGAACAGTGTATTCTTGTGCGTCTGGATCTCTACTGAACCTAAATGTAGTGTTAGGCGTAACCAGCTCTTGTATAAACTCCCAAGCGTCTTGGCTTTGTTGATCGTTTTGAAGCAGGTGGTTGAAGTTTTGATTATCCGCACCTGGCGTGTTATACCCCGGATTAGCACCAACCCACGATATATCAATATAAGAGTAAACACCATCTGTCCATATACCTCTACTTGGTTGGCCTCTATGCTCAGCATTAGAAGAGGAGCTACCAGGAGTGTTAGCCACTGTATTTACAACTCCACCGAAAGTAATACCACCTTCAGAATAGTTACTCGCTAAACCACCTATAGAATAGAAGTCGTCGTCAATACCCATTTGACCAGGCCTGTTGTAACCGTCCCAAGAGTATGCAGTAGCTTGATCAATAAAAAAGCAATTAGCATTATCTATAGACTGCCAAAAACCAGAAACACCACCACCACCGAGTATAGTACCTAAGTGATTGTTAATAGCTTGTATAGGGTTATCATCTATATCATCAGCAGATACATAGTCGCTAGTCCAATCGTAGGCTGGGGTATGATAAGACCACTCAGTTGGGTGTAGCGAGTCGCCTGAGTCACTAGGTAAAACAAAAGTAGAGCCTAAAGCCTCGTTGCCATTAATATCTTCAGCAAAAGATATACCGTATGGAAATGCACCCGAACTAGCCTCAATTGTTGGAGGTACAAGAGACCCGTCTGCCGCGACGTTGTTGTACCCGTTGTTGTTTAAATATCTTAACTCCCAAGATAAAGTAGGTACTAAATCTTGATTTTGATCTATTAAAACATATTGCTGTACTAAAGAGTCTTTATAAATCTTAACAAAAAATCTACCGTCAAACTCGGGCTTGTTTTGAACTTCGTATTCTATTAACTCTATACGTATCGTGTCAACAGCGTCTGCAGCACTTTCTGTTGGCGACGTAAACGCCATATCTTGGCCGAAGACTTTGGTTGTAGTTAGTATAAAATCGCCACTACCTTCTGGATTATTTTCAGTTACAGCGCCGTCCTTTATTAATCTAGATACTTCGTACTCTTCAGACTGATTGTTACCAAAAGAAACCTTTAAATATAGTTCATCAGGAGTTAACACGTGTAGCTTATCTCCGAACGCTGTAATAAAGTTACCACCAGAAATCTGTATCTTGTTAGAGTTAGGTAGAGGATACAAGTTACCACTCGCTTCACCGATAACACCTAAAGTACCTGTTACTGAACCTAGAACTTTTCTAGTTCTTTTTATGAAGTCTGGAGCTTCGTTTGATATAGCTAATACTTTATATCTGTTGTCTATTTTTACAGCAGTATCTTGGCCTGCTGCTTTCTTTAGTATAATAGTGTCGTCTTCTTGTATTTTATTTCTATCAGCAGAAGGAAACGATAACCATATATTTCCGTCATCAGCGTTATACCATCTGTCATTAGCCATAGTATAATACTCCGCTGACGGCTCTTTAATGTAATACGAGAAGTATTTTGCCCAACTAGGTACGTTAGCTTTTTTAGGATCAAATGATACAGATATTCTATTTCTAGTATCAGAGTAGTTTATAGGTATAGATATTGAAGAAGACTTCGAGCTCAATACTGGAGTTTCTCTACCGTACTCATCGCTAAATACTACACCAACTTGGTATTTACGTATGGACTTAACCGAAGGTGGGGCGTAGTTAAACTCTCCATCCGCGTACGTAGTTCTTTCGCAACCTACGTTTAAGCTCGTGCTTCCGTCTACGGTGTAGTTCTGAACATAGTTACCATATATTAATCTATTAGCTGTAATTTCCTGCGCTAACGCTTTCCTTGGTACGTTATCGTAGGGTCTGAGTAACTGATTAGATGGAACTACAGCATGTATAAGATCTGTGTTTATTAACAACTCGCCTCTGTCTCCATCTGTAATACCGTTTGCTGAAGGCCACTCTGTGTCTGTAGGCTTAATAGTTTTAACAGAGTATACAGTTGGGTTGTTTGTTTCTTTGTACAGTATATCGATCTCAACCACATCTTCAGGCATGATATCTTCATTACCTACGAAGCCAGATATCTTTAAACCTCTAAGCTGATTAGACATGCCAAAGTTATAACCTTTCTTTGGTTGATACTCGTAGTCATCAGTTAAAAACGCTACCTCACTAAACGGCGCGAACGTTGAGTACTCACCATCTTGATACTTGTATCTATAAGAAAATCTAGGGAACTTGTGTTTAAATATAACATCTTTAGTATCGAGCTTAACGCTTAACGTGTCTGTAGATGTTCCGTTTAAATAAGCTTGACCATCTACACTAGCACCTAAAAACTCTACAATAAAAGGACCGAAAGATATATTATTCGCATTAGTTATAGGTGAATTTAAAACTCTAACTCTAATATCAAAATAATCTTCTTCAGGTAGGTCTTGATCTAAGTTGTCTTGTAGCGTGATAAGTAGTATATCATCATCTCTAAAATCAACCTGATCATCAAATGTAATGCTTGCTGCGTTAGTGTAGTTCTGATTACCTGACGTTACGTTACCAAAGCTTAATGATACATTTGACACAAAGCCCTCTGTCGGGTTTACATCGCCATTAGATTTTATACGCTCAACACCAGTTCTGAACATGTCTAGCTCTAACGGTTGAGTTGGTGATTTTCTAATAACAGTGACGTGACTTTCGTCTACATATACAGGTCTCGCACCCGCGTTGTTAACCGCAACAGAAAGTATGTTTTCTACGTTAGCGTAAGCGTTGTTAGTTTTTACTAGTCTAGTGTGGAAGTTGTCAGTGTCTCCGTTAAATGTTTGAGTCGCTTCTGTATTTAACTCTACTGTTCCACCTGTTCCAGCAATGCTTCTGCTGATGCTAATCTTCTTAGGCTCGTGCTCATTATCTGTCCAGTATATAAAATCATCTAAAATATTAATACCAGTTATCAGCGTAAACTTAGAAAAGTTTAAAACTCTTTTTGACTCAAACGTTAAAGCGTTCGTGTCAGATAGACCGTGAGCTTTGTTGGTAGTAATCTTCCACTTGTTAGTGCCACCACTTGTGTCGTACTCTACATTTGTCACGATCACATCACTAGTTAAAATAGTATTAGGCGTAGTAGCGGTACTAGTTATATTCATACCTACTCTTACACCTATATTGTAAATAGAGCTACCAGCTCCTAATGCTATATGGAAAGTTGTGTTTGATCCTGGCGTGCCGGACACAGTTGTATCTACACCGAATATATCTACAAACACATATTTGTTAGTTTCTTTTACAGTGTCATATTCTACTATGTAATCTTTACGTGTGCTATTATATGATGAAGAGTCATATTGATCTCCACCAGAAACTAAATAGTAAATCTTATCTTTGCTGGCATCTGCTACAGAACCAACGATAGTATGTTTAACAGTTGATCCGCCGTATAGGTTTTGAGCAGCTCCAGTGCTGCTATAGTTAACAAGAGCTCTGCTTTTATTACTAAACAACGACTGAACAGTTCCTATGTCAGAACCGTCAGACGTAGATATCTGTATATTGTTTGCGTCTCTATACTCGCCCGGCGGGACAAGACGTTCGTCCATGTCCTTGTTCATGCGGGCTTTTGAGAAGTCTTTTCTCAACTCTGCCATATGTTAGTGCTTGATTATTTTAGAGCTACCTCTAAGTACTTGAGTTAATTCTTCTAGCTTAATATTTGAAAGCCTAAGCTTGGCTTTTCTTGTCTCAGCGAACTTCTCTCGCTTGAGTTGACCAAGCAAACCGCCTGGTGTATCTTTTCTCGCTGATAGCACTCCGTAAAGGATATGCTTGTAAATAGCTTCTTCAGCAAGCTTCGGTACTTCACAAGCCGTAAGATCAATACCAGCAGCGCTTGTAGATACGATACCGTCACTAATGTATTTGAGTACCACTGTTTTACCCGCTATGCTCGAGCTGAAGTGGAACTTACCTTGAGTTTCATCTACAAAGAACGTACCGTTTGCTTGAGCATACTGAGGCTCAATACCGTATCTACTACCAACTAAATCACCATATACATCATCGATTTCGTCAGCATCTAGATTACCAATATCATTAGCTGTTTGAGCTTTAAACTTATCGAAACTCTCAGAACCAAAGTTGCCGTCGCTGTCTGCCGCTGTTCTCGTTAGGTCGTCATTAGCTCCTGTCGTAGTAAAACCACCATAGCCTTGAACTGCTTCGTTGACGTCAAAAGGATTACCAGATTTATTAGTAGGATATAATCGGCGGAATATACCGCTATCATCAACCCACTGAAGGCTTACATAATTAACATAATCTAAAGGCATAACTAAAACCAAAGATGAAGGCACTTCAACCTCCAAGTCTTTAGTACATTTTAGAGTATCGTAGCTTAACTCTTGTAACGCGCGTATAGCATGGAAGTTTACATCCATACCTAACACGCCTTCACATATCTTACCTCTACCTACGTACGCCGCGTTAAACGAAGCGATAATGTCACTCAGTGGAACATATCGATAATTACCAAAGTCTGGGTTTGTATTATCGTAATATGCTTGAGGAGCTGATTTAATTATACCCATCTATTACAGTTTTTGATTGTTGTTCTCGTTAGCTGTTATCTGAGAAGCCACGTCAAGTAGACCAGGCTTGCTTATTACAATACCAGCTAGACCAAGAATAATATTTACTAGAGTATCTTCTTCAGATACGTGTAGCTCAAAATCTACAGCTACGTTTGAGTTGTATAAAGCTTTTTCGTTTACAACTACATAAGCCCACTCAACGATCTTTGGCTTTCTAAAACACTCTATGTTTACGCCAGATGTTTTATTAGCAAAAGTACCATCAGCTGACGGACCAGCATAAACAAGCACGTCTTGGCCTGAGTTATAACTGTCGATATAAACTGGGCTTTGATTTTGTGTAGTGCTGTAGTGTCTCACTGATTGAGACATGCGGTTCAGTTCGTTAATCGATATCTTGCTGCATACTTGACCGTTGTAGAAAATATTACCTGTCTGATATATGTTATATGTAACACTGTCAGCGGTTATTGTAGCTGGATATGTAGTTCCACTTGTTACAGTCTCTACGCTTAGAAAAGGTCTAAGCTTTAAATCTATTAGTTCGCTAATATCAGTTTCGTCAACCTCAGCTGTTCTATCTGGCTCAGCTCTTTCTCTCTGATTCTTAGCATAAAAATAAGACTCAAATATTTGCATTTGAGCCTGGTTGGCAAGCAAGTTATATTCCTGTGGTGTAATATAACCTCTCTGCTCTTTATTAGCAAGAGCTAATACTCTTTGATATACCGTGTCTACACTTACTGCCATAATTCGTTTTTAAAGTATAGTGACCGCCCCGAAGGGCAGTCACATTACTAATTAGTTTAATCTTTTTTCGATATTAGAGTAAACCTCCATACCTTCATCAGTCTTGAACCATTGTGCTAGAGCAGAATAAGGATGCTCGTCAAACGGAACAGTCATGAGTTTTCTATTGTTAGAACTCCAGATAAAGTATCGTTGATCATTAGATAGCTTAATGATACCCATCTCAACAGCTCTGATACCAAAGTTTCTCAACTGTACGTTATCATCTTTCGCAAGTTCTAAGAACAAAGTTGGATTCTTACGTGCAAATAGTAAAGAATCTCGTTTAAGCTCCTTAGAACTCATCTCTGATACCTTAGATCCAATCTCTACACGCATAATAGCTTCTATGAACTCAATGTCTAGCGATCTAGCTAAGTCTAGAGCTTCGATTTCCATCTCTAGAATATCTAATTCATTAGCAGCTATTTCAACTGGCTTATATTCGTAAAACATTGACCCATTATGTGGATGGTACAATGATAACATCTTTTGTAGAACTGTTTTGTTTTTAGGAACAAATAAAGCACCGTTTCTAAATATGATATGTGAAAGTCTTTGATCACCTTTCATTTCATCTACGAAGCAAGTTCTTTGATTTTCACAATACTTAAGTTCTCTTTCGTATCCTTTTTCTTCGTCAAACCAGTATACACCTGTTGATCTAATTGATCTAGATAAAGGTTTTTTATTACCAGTTAGATAATAAACTCTATCTTTAATCTCCCAAGTATTTTTTGGTTTCTCTTCTACAACTAGAGTTGGTTTAGGTTGTGGTTTTGGAGCTGGTGCTTCAGCAACAACTACTTCTTCTACCACTAGAGGTTCTTCTACAACCTCTACTTCTTTTTTCTTTTTAGCCATAATATAATATAATTAAATAATATAAAACTACCCCACCCGAAGGTGAGGTAGTTTCAGTCAGTATAGTATTAGTTTAACAACATGAAGTTGTTAGCGCCTTGAACTACTAAGCAACGCTCAGATAGCATGTGAAGCTGCATTGCGTCAAGCGCAGATGTAGCAGCACCTACTGAACCAGTCACCCAAGTCTTCATGCGACGGTCATCAGTTTGAGAAGCTCTGTAACGTACGTGTAGGAACGGACGCTTAAGGTTTCTACCTAACTGCTGATCGTATACAGTTGAAGTACCAGCTGGGACAATAACACCGCGAATAGCAGCAGAACCAGCAGTAGCGTTAATACCTCCACGAGTAGCTTGATCGTTTAAGTAACGGAAGTCAGACTTGTAGAAGTCGTAAGATCCGCGACGGAAACCAGAGAAGCCAAGGTTTAGAGCCATGTCTTCGTCGTTATCAAATACTCCGTAAGAAGTACCACCAGCACCGTATGAGTTCATAGATGCAAGCATATCGTCAATAGCTAGAGAAGTTGCACGGTTAAGGAAAAGCATGTTTTCCTCAATAGCACCTTGCTTATCGAACTCAGCTAGAATAGCGTCAAACTCAGCTAGGTCAGTAGCAGCGTTAACACCAGTGATACCAGAAGATAAGTTACCGCGATCTTCGATAGCAGCAAATAAACCTTCAGTACCGATAGCATCACCGTCACTACCAAGGAAAGCGTCAGCGTCGTTAGAACCGCTACCTTTGATACCTTCAATACAAGCCATTTCTAGGTAATCAGTGAAACGAGCGCGAGTGTCAGCTTCAGCCTTTAGGTACCAAAGGTATCCTGATTGACCGTCTTCAGCAGCTACTTCTACCCAACCAATACGAGACGCATCTGATCCAGATACTTCGTAGTAGTCTTTGATAATGATAGGCTTGTTGCTGAAAGACTTGAACGTAGGCTCGTTAGCTCCACGCTGGTCTGTAGCAGCAGCAGCAGCGCTGTTGTAGTTAGTCCCCTTTGCAAACTCAGAACCGTACACAAGTAGTGTAGTAGCGCTAGCAGTTTCAGAAAGACCCGTACAGTCAGCAGCATCATATGGTTCAACTTCGATAGCGGCACCATCTACTTCAGTAACAAGAGCCTTAATAACTTTGTTATTAGAAGCTAAGATTACAGTATCGTTAACACGTACACCGTGAGTAGTAGTGATTGCGTTACCGTCGATATCAGTAGTACAAGTGAACTTACCACCGTTACCTCCAGTGACACCACCGTCAACATCCATTGTACCTTTGTATGAAAGGTGTAAACGACCTTGCTCAGACCAAACAACTTGGTCAGCAGTCATCGCTTCTTCAGCTCCAACTTGTGAAAGGAAACCAGAGATTGTTCTTGGACCGAACACCTCAGCTTCTTTCTCCATTAGATCTGGTACATATTGCTGCGCCCAACCTTCGTTGGCTGTAGCAGCTAAATCTAAATAATTTGATGATAGCGTCACCTTCTGTGGTGCTAATACGCTATTTAAATTACCTCCTGCAGTAATTGCCATAATTTCTTAATTTTACTTTTTGTTTTTAATTTTAAATTTAAAAGAGCTTGAATCATCGCCTAACACACGAACTTTAATACCACCCGCTTCAACCGCACTATGCGATTGTCTTGGATCCATATTAACATTTTTAGACTTAGCTACTGTATCTTTTAAAGCATCAGCCTTTCCTTGTTCGTAGAAGTGTCTAGCGATAGCATCCGCGTTCATGGCTGTAAAAAGACTCTTGTGATAACCATTTGCATCTTCCATCGTATTGTCTTCGTTTAGAAACTTTCTAACGAAATTGTTGATGTCGCTCTGCGTGTCTTTCACTTGGTCAGTATTTTTAACTGAGTACCTGTATGTTTTATCTCCGACGTTATAATCAAAACCTTTGAAACTGTCGTTAAAAACCTGATTGGTCTTCTTGTTAAAAACTAACTTCTGTCTTTCTGCAGTCTTCTGCGTTTGCTCAGACTCTTTATTGTATCGGTTGAAAAAATCAATTGCCTTCTGCTGCTCAGGAGTGAGCTTACTTCCAGCTTTAATCTCTTCGTAGTATTTAGACTTTTGCCCGTCTAAGTAGGCTTTAGCCTCAGCAACTTGCTCTTTTCGGGCTAATTTCTTTCGTTTAATATCTCTGTCGTCATCTATTGATTCATCATAAGCAAATTGATCTTCCATTAGAAAGTCAACTTCATCTGATGATAGATGCGGTTTAGTTCTTTGGTAGTACTCTCGTAGAGCGTCTTGATCATCGATATCTTGAATATCACGGTTTAATCTAACGTAATCTTCGAGATCACCACCTGTATCTGCCATGAAATCAAGTAGCTTCTGAACGTTCTCTGGTAGAGGTTCGCCACTAGCTTCAGCTTGATCTATAGCTTCAACTACTTCTTCTTTAAAATCCTGTACGTCTTCATCAGTTACCTCTTGTAGCGTAGCGTTTTCTTCTACAGCTTCAATAACTGGCTCTTCAGTTTGCTCTACAACTTCTTCCACAACCTCTTCAACTTGAGGTTCTTCAGTAGTTGGCTGCGATAAGTCTACCTTAATAACATTAGGGTCATCTTTACTTTCGAACTTTTCTAAGTCTAACTCAGGTTGTTCTTCAACAACTTCGTTAGTCTCTTCAACCTCAGACGTTTCTTGCTCGACCTCTTGGATTACATCCTCAAGATCTGTTTGTTTGTTTTCTTCCATGATAAAATATTATATAATTAATTTCCTATTTGTGGGTTGAACTTGTCTAAACCCACTCCGCTTCCAAGTATATCATTACCTGAAGACTCGAATTTTTTAGCTTGTTCTTGCTTAACTTTTCCGTCTTGCTTAACTTGCTCTAATTTCATTGCTTGGCCACGCTCTTGATCACGTAGCTTTTGGTTTAACTCAAACTCAAACTGCATAAGCTCTTTCTTTAGTCTTACCTCAGCTTCTAGCTGGTTTAATCTACCTTGAGCTCTTACTTGCTCGAGTTGCATGTCCGCTTGAGTTTTTGCCTGATTTTTCTGTACCTCAGCTTGAGCAGCGGCTTGTTGAGCTTGCGCGTTCGCGTCTGCTTGCGCCTTGATGTTTTCTTGCTGGATCTTTTGATCACGTTCTTGTTTTTTCTTGCGCTTAATTTTCAACAGTTGATTAGCTAACCTTACGTTTCTAATCTCACGAATATCAATAGCATCGTCTAAATCTATTAGCTGTTGACCTAGCGCTGTTTGTATATTGTTTTCAAGAAGTTGTTTTTCTTCTTCGTCTGGCGTGAGCTCGATAAATATACCGAAGTCATATAGATATAGCTCAGACATTTCTTTTAACGTAGCTGCATTATGAGCACCAATAGACTGAACAAACGCATCAGCTGTTGGTGAATACTCTAACACGTCAGATATTCTAAGAGATAATGACTCAGCAACTTCAGATGTCAAGTACATTGAGCCTAGTAGAATATGTCTAGTAGCTACATTTGAGTTTGCAGCAGCTAGCTTCTGAACACCTACTAAAGACTTAGGATCTGGCATACTGCCATCTCTAGCTTCGTTAAGACCCGTTACATCACGGATCATTTGTAGGTAGTAGTTGTACGTACTAATCAAGCTACCGATCTTATCTTGACCTGCGCCATTGCTAATTTGCTGAATAGGTATTTTACCTGGATTAGGATCACCGTCTTGAGTAAACGATCTACCAATAACAGAACCTGTTTGGAAGAACATGTTAAGTGCTTCTTGCGGGTTGTAGTTGGTGCCATTACCTAAATCAACTTCAGCTAATCCATCTGCGTCAAGGTATACACCGTCCGGTACCATACGAGACATAACCTGTTGTAGCTTCAGGTGCGTAAGCTGAATCATATCTGCGAACCCAGTGATTCTACTAACCAGTGACTCAATACGGTTATCGTATAGGTGTGGTGCTACGATGTTGTAGTTCATCTTAACTTTGTTGAAGTCAGACTTACTACGCATCATGTTTTCACAAATGTTCCACTTAAGTAGTTTGTCAATACCAACAACAACCGCACCTTCGTATACTACTTCTACAGCTCTCTGTAGTTTAGCGTATCCACCTTCTTTGTTTTCTGGTGGATTAAACGTATCATCTTTTGGTATAGCTTTCTCGCCTCCGCTACCAGTCTCTTTCAACTTATATGTGTCGTTCATATAAGTCTTGTAGTTAAAGTATAAAACTTGAACTTTGTTCTGATCTCTTACTTCAACTCTATTGTACTTACGTCTAGGCCTGTAAGAGCTCTTCTTTACTTCTTCAAGATCAGACTGAGTTAGTTGTGGAAACTCTCTTACCAGTTCGTTAATCGATAACGTCTTTACTTCACCTACATAATAGATGTCGTCAAAGTACGGAGAGTCTGTATATGAATAAACTATATTAGCTGGGTCTACGTATTCTACTGTTACGCCTTGGCTAGTGTTGAAACCAGTCTTAACGCAAGCGATACCTAGCACAGTAATATCGTGTATTAATCTTCTTCTAGTTAAATCGTATTTATTACCATCGAGCAATACGTTAATAGCTTGCTCTTCAGCTAACTCTACAGCTTGCTTATAGTTAAGCTGCATATGTAGTTCTAACTCTTCTTGAGTGTCAGGTAATTCTTCTTTGTCGTTTTCGTATAAGTCTACGTTAAAAAGCTTTGCAGCTTGATCATTATATGTCTTAGCCTGCATGTCTCTAATAAGAGACTCCATATATTCAGTTCGTTTGCTTACGCCATATTGATCTTGTGAGTATGCTTTAACATCGAACATACGCTCAGACATACCGTTAACAACAATGTCAACGAACTTAGGAATAATTGGAACTGGCTTCCAGTCTAAGTTAAGATAAGATAAATCACCGTTAATAGATAATTCATCTTTGTATTTTTGTATTGATTGTTCGCCTCTAGCGTATAGTCTTAGTCTGTGGAATTTATTTTGAGTATCCACATATCTATTAGACTGTACACCATTGAACCACTCCTGCTCAATAGCTTTCGCTATTTTAAGCCCATACTCTGGGCTCATTTTCTCTAAGTCGCTAACTACTTGAGAAGGAAAATTAACATATACTGACTCAGCCATGCTTTATTTAATTATTTGGGATGTGTACCCTTTATTATCGTATTTAGATATAGTCAAACTTAATGGTGTCTTTTGTCTATCTGGATTAGGTGCGTACAAATGTTTATTGCAAGCCATAATAGCTAAGCCTGAACTTATCGAAGCATCATGCTTAGTTCTTTTATTTATATCAAACCTAGACCAATCAAGCAGCGTATCGTTGAAATACATCGTTCCATACTCACCATCTCCTTTGTGACCAACATGATCGTTGATATACATTTCAATAGCTGATGCGTGGGCCTGCTTGATATCTTCGCTTGAGTTAGGTATACCACCAACTTCTTTCTCAGCTGTCGATAACTTCTTCCAAGACTTATCTGGTCTGTTCATACTATAACCTCTGTATCCTCTACGGCGTATATAATACAGTAGACGTGGTTTATTGTTCTCCGCAAGTAAAGGCATCCCGTAAAATACTAATGCCATTAAAACATCTTCAAAGAATATCTCTGCGGTTTGTGGTCTTGCTATATATTCTAGAAAGAACGTACTCGAAGGTGCGTCTTCCATAGAGAATTTTGTTAATCCGTGTAATGCTCCTTTAGAACCTTTACCATCGACAGTCCCACTAATATCGTAACTATCACATCCAAAAGCACCAACGTGTTCATTGCCAGGATATCGTATTCCATTTTTTATAATCTGCCTATTTTGTAAGCTAGCAGGCGGCACCCAGCTAACACTAAACCTACCGTTTGGATCTGGGTGAAATACCACTTGTGTATCTTTAACACCATTAACCCAACCAAAGCTTCCTCGAGTAACGTGAGCATTGTATCTGCTACCTTCGTTAAAATCGATCTGCTCGTAGATCTTCATTAAATTAAATATACTATTCTTTGTTTCGTCTCTGAACGCGTGTTCTTCAGTGCGAGGAAACTGTCTGTAAAATTCGTTTAAAGCGTCTTGGTCATCTTTTAAACCATCAGCTTCGTTTTCCCAATGATCTATAACTCCAACATCAATTAATTCACCGTCTGGTCCATATCGTACATCATCACTTCGACTATCAAAGACTGGAAGTCCGTACTCGTCAATAAATCCTTCATAGTTCCATTCCATCGGGATAAAGAGAGAATAAAGCCCAGACTTCGTTTGTCCATTACGATTTCGTCGTTTGACGTCAGAATCATTGTATAGTTTTTTAAAGTTATCTCCACCCTTGTCAAGTGCATTACTGGTACTACCCATTAAGCACTTACCAACGATCTTACTACCTAGCCTTAAACAGGTTTTAGTAACTCGCCAGTTGTTTAATATATTATCGGGCTTCTCCCACTTACCACTCTCATCGTGTACTAACAGATTTAACTTCTCACCATCGTAACTATTGTCACCAGTGTTCTTCCAGTCAATCGTAGTATCAAGCCCTACTATCTCCTCAAGCTGTTCGTTACTCTGTATTTTCTTACGAGTAAACTTACTAGCCGGAACTCTGTACGCGAGCTCAGACTTTGGACGGTCCATACCGTCTTGTATTGGCTTGAAGAAGAAAGGATAATTTATAGATATAGGTACAACCTTATCAGTAAACATCTTCTTTGCATCGGCTCCAGACTTAGAGAGTATCCCATATCTACTATCACTCGATATAGTGGCTAAGTTAACTGTTTCAGCTGATGACATAAACGAGAAACCTGAACGACGGTTTTTAAGGTAGCACATCCCATAGCATCTCTTATCAGCTTTACAGGCTTCCCAGAATATAAAGAATAGTCTGTTTGCCTCTCTAAAATCTGGAGCTCCAACATCAATCTTACTCCACTGTAGGTACATGTAATGTGCACCTGTTATGTATGTCGGTATGCCTTTATTAGTAAACCAGAATCCTTCGTCTCTGCGCTTGAACTCTTCGTCAATATAGTCGTACCACTTTTCTTTTTGTTCGTCTGGATAATCTCTCCAGTCGAATATACTTTTTATACGGCCTAGCTCTTTTGGGTATTCAGCTCTTACCCATTTATCTTCTTTATGTTGAAGCACATTCCCGGTGGGCACTCTAGGCAGTGCAATTTGCAACCCTTGGATTTCAAGGATTTCGCCGATCTGCCCAGTTTTCGATACAACAACGATATCATGGTCTTTATCATAACCGTATTTCCATTTCTTACCACGATTAAGTCTCGTGATAGTTGTTTTCTTAATTGGTTCTACAACCTTTACTAAACTCTGCTCGTACATCACTTTGATCTACCTTCAGCAAAACCCTTGAAGACACGCTCTTTCTTTTCTTCTGGAGACTTACCATCTAGTAAGTTTTGTTCTTCTTGGATTCTGGATAATATCTCGAAGGCATCGAAGATCGCAAGCTTCTTTGTGGCAGCTGCGTTCTTAAGCCTATCAGCAGATACATCATCTTCAGTGTTGGTGATGATCTTTTCTTCTGCTACTTTGATAAGCTCATTAACGGCTATTTGCCCAGCTTGGATTATACTCTTCTTCGTCTCCTTGATATTCATATTTAATTGTAATAAATTGAGATGGTATTCGGTACAACCTTTTACCATCAATAATAAACTCACACTCTGTATTTGGTCTAAAACCAATAAGTGAGTTTAGCTCTGCTCTGCCATCAGTATGTTTAACAACACCAACTAAGGGTCTTTCAGTATCGACGCTTAACTTGCTATTGTCCTTAATAGGTTGCACAAAGCAATAACCTTGTGGGCATACCCACTCTTCGTCACGCTTGTACAAAAATATCTGATCGTAGTTTACAAAGTATCTATTTTCTTCGTAGTACGATCTGCTATTACGCTCACGGCCCTTTACATCATGCCAACGCCTAAACACGTTAAAGTGAACTATAACTGTGTCACCTTCTTTTATATCGTAATTAGTAAACCTAGGTACAGATATAACTCTAGCTAATCTATTAACGTGTGAGTGGTCTGATATATCGGTGTTGAGTATTAACTCTTTGTCTCCAACTTTAGTAGTGTTGTCGTATCGCTCTCCAATAGGCTCTACAATAAAGTTGTATAATCCTCGCATTAGTACTCTAAATTATACTCTACAGATATAGCCATGTTCTTATTAAAGTCCTTCCAAGGAATAACGGCTTTGTCTTTTCTAATGTATATAGAGTACTTTTCAGTTTCTTCTAAAATATCACAGATGGTATGACCACCATACACTTCCTGTCCAACAGAATAGTGCAT